GGAGAAGTGGGGTAACAGCTTTACGTATACGCTGATCGACGAACCGGAGTTCTAGTGGAAGCGTTAGTTGACTCACTTCTCAGTGACGGACACCTTGGGGTTTTCGCTGCTTTTTTGATTTACCAGTTTGTTACCATGCAAAAGCGGCTGGATGCTCTTGTAGAGGGTTTCCAGAAGCAACTCAAAGAGATTAACGACGAGTATGATAGCCGTATTGAGAAGATGCGTGAGCGGTATGACATCGTAATCAAAGAGGCTAGGGCTGAGACTGCTGCTCAGGCCAAAGATTTTCTACAGGTTCGCAATAAAATCCAAGAGCAAATCGTGTCTAAGCTCGACATTTTGACCGCACGAGGAAAATAAACTCATGTCATCACCAGCAGAAACGCCCACGCCAGACCCAACTCCAAGCCCTAAGCCGGTTGATATTCCAGCCTTTGATCCAGGTCCTGACCCTCCACAACTATCGGAATCGGTTGGTATTGCTCCAGACATCACGGCGGCAGCCAACGCAGCTAAGTCGTTAGGCGGCGAACACGCACCCATGGTGGCAATCGCTTTGGCAGGCATGGCCGTAGCCGGTGGTTCAAAGGCGTTCAAGCTATATCGTGATTGGGCTGAACAGAAGCATGAACGAGAGATGAAAAAGCTTGAGATCGAGTCTCAGAATCAAGGTCTTGAGGGACAGCAGCCCCCTCCTTGTGCAGCCAAGTGTGCGGCTATGCAAGTAGAGATCGATGCTCTGAAGGCGAAGCTCGCAGGTATTGAGAAGAAGACGGCTACCATTTCTGCTGATTTCGACGGTGACGATGTTGAACGTAAGGTCAAACGCATGAAGAAGCGCGTCGATGAGTTGTTCGAGATTGTTGAGAAAGGCTAAATCAGCTTGCTTATTAGCGTAAGGATAGAAACAACTAATGCCGCACAAGAAAAGACCATCGCTCGTCTATTGGCACGCCAACTGCGCTCAACACCATGTCGCTTCAATTCAAAGTCGAAGTGATCCTCAGGGGTCCAGTCAGGAATCTTCTGGAGATACTCCGAGCAAGTCCGGTGCTCCCAAAGAGCGTCCTCTGGAATCTGGAGCCCCCGGTACATTAAACAGGTCCCTGCCTGTTTGCTAGCTCCATCGTAGGATTTGTAGAATCCACATCGCCCACATCTGGCCATGCGATAGTGTAACAAAAAAAACCCCACTCAAGTCGTGACACTCAAGTGGGGCCAGGTTTTAATCCACAGGATTAAAATTGATTTCAGCCTATCTGAAATCAAAATCTTTAAACCACCACCACAAAATGGATTAAGACCTAAAAGAGTCTATGCCTGTCGCCCCCCCACCCGGTAGGAATCGCCCATGCTCATGCCCCGAGAATGGGACAAGCGATATGGGTGGGGGGGCACAGGGGACTTGATTACTTCTTAGGTGGGGCGACACCTTGAGTAGGCGCAATAGCATCGTTGAGCATGTCCAGAACCTTCATGAGGCCTTCTGGAGGCCCGTCATCGCGTGCAAGCACCTTAACGTCATACTTGGCACTGTTGTCGCTGCTACGGCTATTCTCACTGTGGTTGGCGACTGAGCCGTGTACAGTGACCTCGCAGCTGAACAGACCAGCGTTGTATTTAGCCTTGGCCGTCAGGTCAGCCTTACTGTCTGATGTGGTCTTGCTGGACGTAGAGGACTTAACCTCCATGGTAAAGCGAACCTCTGCTTCCTTAACTGACAGAGCGGGAGTGTTGATGATGGCAAGCAGTGGAACCTGGAGGTCCACCTTCTGCATCGTTGTGTTTCCGGCAGCATCTTGGACTGGCTTATTGAAGCTAAAGTCTACGGTGCGGGCAGACATGATCTTGCCTGTAGCATCCGTATCAAGTCCGACATCTTGAATGAAATCGCTTGATGCCTTTGCAAGCAGTGTCTGAGCGTTACACGCAGCCTTAAGTGGACCACCAATGAGTTGCTCCATTGGAAGACCACCAAACTGTGATGACATTTGTACGAGGCCGGAATCTGCCATGATGTTCTCCTACGGAAGCAGTTTGATTAGCTGATCGTCGATTCTTGCATAACCTTCTGGAGGCTCACTGCCCTTGAAGATCAGCTTGAGTTTAGCAGTATTGCTCTCTTTTTTAAACCATGACGGCGCATTTGAGCATGGCCGAACCATCAGCTTTCCCTTCTTCTTGTCAGCAGTAAGGCCAGATATCTCCACAGACATCTCAACCTCGAGTGTATCCACCCGAAGACTTTGGCCAGTCGTGAGGGATTGGAGCGGGACCGGCACTCTTTTTTGTACCAGTACTCCATCTTCCCATGTTGGGAGTTCCATGACGACCATACGAGGTGCATATATGTGTCTTCCGTCGTCATC